GTTGAAGGGCTGTCAAATGCCTCAATATCTGGTGATTTTTATGTGAGCTTTACATAACTCGGAAGTTGCGATAAGCGTTGTCGCCGGTAAGGTTCTGCGTCAGGGTTTCTCTTGCGGTGGCGAACTCGTCGCCAATGAAGCCCATTCTCATCAGCCAAGTCCGCATCGCGAACTTTTTGTTTTCCTTCTGCTGTTCCTTCGAGCTTGCGCTGCGCAGGTCTTTTGCCATCTGGCTCATTGCGAGGCAAAGCTGAATGTAGCTCTTGAGCTTGCCTGCGTGAAGTCCGTTCTGCTTGCCGCCTGCGGGCTTGTCGAACTGGAAAAGGCGGAATTCAATTGTGCCCTTTGTGAAGGTGGCGTGGAGGTTCAGCATATGGTAGCGGCTGTCGTTGTAGTGGTGGGTTCTGCCGTAGTCACATCCCTGTGCGCCGTACCAGATGTCTGCAAGCTGCGCCATCGTGGTGGGCTTCTTCTTGTTGAGCTGCTGCAGGAAATTCGGGTTTACCGTTCTGCAGTAGCGGTTCATGCGGCTGCTGTCAACCTTGATTGCTTCGGCGATCAGCGTTTCGTGGCTTGCCATCAGGTTTGCGAGGTTTCGCAGGCTCTGCGGTGTGTGTCCCGCTGCGCCGATGTGAATGTGAACTCCGCAGCCTCTGGTGTAGTCGCTCTTTGCGCCTGCCTTGCGAAGGCGTCTGATCAGCTCCTGCAGGCTTTCGATGTCCTCGTAGTGCAGGATCGGTGTGACCAGTTCGCACTTTTCGCTGTCCGGTCCGCTGATGCTGCAATCGCGCTGAAATTTCCACTCGCGTCCCTGTGCGTCCCAAGCGCTCCAAGTGTAGTAGCCGTTGCGGAAGGCTGTGTCCTCGTAGCGGTTTGTGCCGAAGAACTCGGCGGCAAGCTTTGCGGCAGCCTTGCGGGTGATGTTGTTCATCTCAACCTCAACCCCGATCGTCTGCTCCTTCATTCTGTTGATCTGTGCCTGTGTCTTTGCGTTCATGGTGGTATCCTCCTGTTTGGTTTTTGGTGTGTTTTCCCTTTCGGTAGTCACATATTAACTCTAAACCGAGGATATATCAAGCCGCTAAAACCACAGAATATCGAGGAAAATACAGCCTTGATGATTGTGTAGTATACACCCTTGACTTACTTGCAATCGTGTGGTAATATGGGGTACGATGGAATAGGTTCTCACATTTTTCGGCGCCCCCGGAGGCTGTAAAATCAGCCGCCGGAGATAACCTCGAACTCATCTGCACCTTCGATCAGCGCAAGGCTTCTGCCGTTGTTCCACTTCATATGAATGTTGCCTGCGTCGTCGATGATAGCAACCGAGCCGGTCGTACCGGGCGGTACAGGCGCGATGTCATCCGCCATGCGAATCAGACGGATGCGAGTGCCTGCGGGATAGCGCTCCCGCAGGGCTTTCAGTTCAGCATTATTCGGAAACCGCATCGTCAGCACCTCCTTCGGGCTTGCCGTGGCGGAAGGCGGAGCTTCCGGTCAGGCGGCGGAGCAGAACTCTGCGCACCGGCTTGTACTCTTCGCCGATCATGCCGAGGCGCAGGAGAAAGCAGCGGAATGCGTACTTCTCGTTGTCGCTGGCATCGGGCTTGTTGACCACACGCTGCAGGTTCTTTGCAAACTCGCAAAGCATGGTGATGAACTTGGCGTAGGCATCGCCGTCGCCGTCCTTCTCGACCGTAAACCAAGGGAACTCGACCGTTTCCTCACACTCGTTTACCGCGAGGCTCTCTGTGTTCAGCGCGTGCTTCAGGAGCGTTTCCTTATTCTCGATAATCTGAAGCAGGTTCTCCAGCCCCTGTTCGCCGAAGAAGTCTCGCGGCATCGAAATTGTCAGCGCCACCGGCTCGTCCTCTGCGGTGTAGCCTGCTTTCTGCAGTTCGCTCCGGATGTCGTCCGGGAGTGCATCGCCGTACAGCATCGCTTCCTTGTTGAGGGTGTATGCCCCGATCTGGTATCCGCAGCTCGGAACGCCGAGGTACTTCACCTCGCTACCGGTCAGCTCACCGATCTTCTGCGCCAGTGCCTTGCGCTGGCTCTTTTCAATATTGAATCTGATATTCATGATGTGACCTCCTGTTTTTCACCGCTTGCTGCGGTTTGAGTGTAGTAAACAGTCCAGTGGACTGTTTAGATATTAACTCTGAATCGCACAGATAGCAAGAATGTAAAACGGAGAATATGTGCGGGACGGTTTTTCCGATATTTGTGCATATTACAGTTCCTCCAGATATTGACATATTGGCGGATGCACTGTATAATCATAGTAATAGAAACCAAATCGGAATTTGTATAAGATCAACTTTGGAAATTTAGTATAAGGAGAAAGTAAATGGAACAACAGATAAAAGAACGGAAGAAAAAGCTTACTATAGATTTGTGGATAATCGCTCTGGTTACGATAGCAGTCTATATCGTCTATGGTGTTTTCGGAAGCAGAATAATGAGTTTTTGCAAAAACAGTGATATTTCCGTTTGGCCAAGACTTTTGACGGCTGCTGCATTGGAATTTGGAATAGCGGGTCTTGGCATTACTATTGTAGGCCTAATGCGTAAAGAATCGTTCGCAAGTTTCGGACTTCGTTGGGAAAACGCAATCAAAGCTGTGCTTTGGACGATCGTGTTTTTTCTCCCGTATATTCTTTTTATTTTCCTTTCAGGACAATTTGAGGGGTACGAACCATTGAGTATTATGGTTACCTCGGATCTTCACAAAGCAGGGATCGTAGCTACCATTATCGGAACACTGGTTATTGCAGTTGTCTGGGGCTTTTTTGAAGGCTTTAATTATGTTGTCATCTGCGAGAAAATCAACAGACGTTTCCCGGTAAAAACTAAATTCTTTGATTGGGGTGCGCTTGTGGTTTCAATTATGGGCATTCTTTTTCATCCCATGAGCTTCAGCATACAGGGTATCATTGAAATTGTAACTACCTTTATAGCCATTTATGGAATGCTTCAGGTGAGAAAAGTATACAAAAATGCATGGGGATGTGTTTTTGCTTTTCTGTTCATTTGGAATGCGCTTTGACATACATCTTGTCACCTAATCTCATAATATAAACGAGTAAGACAAATTCTGATTTATGCGAATAATCTGTCGTCAGCCTTCCTTCGTCTCGACCTCCTTCACCAAATCAGCATACGGAATCTGCTGTTCGTTACGAATTACATACACGCCTTCGGCATCCCCGGTGTTCTCAACGTAGCGCCGGAGAATGACGGAGGCGTATTTTTCGTCAAGCTCCATCATGCAGCAGATGCGGTTCATCTGCTCACAAGCCATGAGCGTCGAGCCACTGCCGCCGAAGGTGTCGATCACCACAGCGTTCTCCTGAGTGGAGTTGCCGATGGGATAGCCGAGCAGGTCGAGGGGCTTGCTGGTCGGGTGGTTCGCGTTCCGCTTCGGCTTGTCGAAATGCCAGATCGTTGTCTGCTTGCGGTCGGAATACCACTTGTGCTTGCCGTTCTGCATGAAGCCGTACAGCACAGGCTCATGCTGCCACTGGTAGTCGGAGCGTCCCAGCACAAGGCTGTCCTTCACCCAGATGCAGCAGCCTGCAAGGTGGAATCCCGCATCGACAAACGCACGGCGGAAGTTCAGACCTTCCGTGTCGGCATGGAACACATAAGCAGCTCCGCCTTTTTCGAGGTGGTCTGCCATACACTTGAAAGCAGAGAGCAGGAAGTTGTAAAACTCCTCGTTTTTCATGCTGTCGTTCTGAATGGTCAGACCGCTGGAGCTTTTGAAAGATACACCGTAGGGCGGATCGGTCAGAATGAGGTTTGCTTTCGTATTGCCCATAAGTGTATTTACATCTTCGGGGCTGGTCGCGTCACCGCACATGAGGCGATGCCTGCCGACCGTCCACACGTCACCGCGCTCGACGAAGGAAGCCTTCTCCAGCGCAGCAGTCAGGTCGAAATCGTCATCCTTCGCATCGCTGCCGGTTCCATCGGAAAACAGGTCAGCCAGCTCCTTTTCATCGAAGCCGGTCATGGAGAGATCATAGCCGAGGTCTTGCAGTTCCTGCATCTCCACGGCGAGCAGCTCCTCGTCCCAGCCTGCATCCAGCGCCATACGGTTATCAGCAAGGATGTATGCTTTCTTCTGCGCATCGGTCAGGTGGTCAACATAGACACACGGCACTTCCGTGATGCCTTCCTCCTTCGCTGCCATCAGGCGACCATGACCTGCGATGACATTATACTCCCGGTCAATGATGACCGGATTGACGAAACCGAACTCACGCAGCGAGGAGCGCAGCTTTTTGATCTGCTCCGGCGAGTGAGTGCGGGCGTTATTTACATACGGTATGAGCTTGTCGGTGCTGACAAGCTGAAAGTCTGTCGTTGTTTTCATGTGTACCTCACTTCCTGCTGCGGAGTAGCTGCTCCATCATATCGTCCTGCGGAGAACCGTCGAATTTTGTGGTGCAGTTCTGCTTCACGATATCGAAAATCTCGTACCAGAGCAGATTTGCCTGTTTCTGATAGGACTGACTGAGCGATGCGAACGGAGATGCGACCACGCCGCCGGTCGTCGGATGCTTGCCGAGCAGACCGTAGGTCGAGAGCGCGTCCTCACACTGGATAAAACGAGCGAACGCCAGCGAGTAGCTTTCGAGCAGTCGCTTGTTCACCAGCTTTTCGCAGCCGCGATTCTTCAGCCATATCCATGTTTCCTTGTAGATTTCATCAGCGCCGAGGGGCTTGCCGTCCTTCTGCCGTGCCGAGAGGTATTCACTCGGTGAGGGCATATCTTCACCGACAAGGTCTGCGGCATCATCAAGGTCAGCACCTTCCAGCGCGGTCGGGGTGAATTCGATGATGTCGGCATCCTCTCCAGCGGCAATTTTCTCGGCGAGAGGTTTCGGCTTGTCGCCTGCGCGGACTCTGCGTCCGCCACGGTTTGTACCGTCCTTTGCCATATCATCACCTGCCTATAAAAAATGCCGGAATCACGCGGATTTCGGCTTGTAAAATATTCGAGGGGGGTTAATCGGGTGTTTGAACCGGACTTTTTGTGCGTGAGAGGGGGCGCCGGTCTGTAAAAAATTCACAATTAGAGATTTCGATACCCCAGCCCAACCCCGGCGTATAAAAAAGCACCTGCCGTTTTCACGACAGATGCGATCATTTTATTGTGCATCACTTCTGGTATAGAATGTGCTGCGTCCTGTTCCGTGCCTTACAAGCAATCCCTGTTCCACAAGCTGCTTGATTGCATTCTCAATGGAAGCCTTGCTGAGTGTCGGACAAAGCTCCATGACTTCACTTTTGGTAAACTTTCCGATTTTATGGTAGACAGCCCGACGCACCGTTTCGACTGCAGGCAACTTTTCATCAACCATTGCCACACGCTCCTCGAAGTCACGGTACGCAGCAAGAATGGTCTGCAGCAGATACTTGATAAAAGGCGTGGGATCTTCTGTGTTCTCGTTCCAGCCTTTCTGACACTGTTCCAAAGCATCGTAGTAAAGGTTTTTGTTCTTGGCAATCTTGCTTTCAAGGGAAATATACCTGCCGATCACATAGCCGGAGCGATACAGCAGCAGGGTGGTCAGCAGGCGGCTCATTCTGCCATTGCCGTCGTTAAACGGGTGTATGCAGAGAAAGTCGTGAATGAACACGGGTATCAGCAGCAAAGCGTCAAGCTCCTGTGTATCAATCATGCGGTTATAGCTTTCGCAGATTGCATCAATTGCCGGAGGTGTTTCGTGCGGGGCAAGCGGTGTAAACAAAACAAACTCTCGTCCCTCTGCATCCGTTGCACTGATATAATTTTGTGTGTTCTTGAATTTTCCGCCAATGCTCTTATGGGAATACTGATACAAATCACGGTGGAGCTGCAGAATATAATTGGAAGTGATTGGAATAAACTCGAAGTTCTCGTGAATGGTATTCAGAACATCACGGTAGCCCATGATTTCTTCCTCGTCACGGTTACGGGGTGTTGTCTTATCCCGTACAAGCTGTAGCAGGCGTGTGTTGGTTGTGCGGATTCCCTCAATCTCATTAGATGCTTCCGTACTCTGTACCTTTGCAATCTCTATCAAACGTTCAAGCTCCGCGGGCTTCTGTTTCAGATAGAGCTCCTGTCTGCCTTTGTATTCATGAATCTGTGCCACAAGTCCGAGTATTTCATTGTCCCAAGAACGACCTGCAAGTTCACGATAATCAAAGTTTCTCATATTCTCACGCTCCTTTCTCCTAATTATAAGTTATTTTAGGTGAAAAGTCAAGTGGTTCGGCGTGTTTTCTCCTAAAATGTATTCTATGTTAGGCGAAAGGATTTATTCAGTAGGTGTATTCCGGTCTGTTGTCCTCGTTTCCGGTTTTTCGGTCGTGGCAGGGCTTGCATAACGCCTGCCAGTTGCTTTCGTCCCACATCAGATGCGGATTACCACGATGCGGAATGATATGGTCGACCACAGTTGCTGTTGTGAACCGTCCCTGTGCTTTGCAACGCACACACAAGGGATGCCGGCGGAGGTACGCTTTGCTCAGCCGCTGCCACTTGCTGCCGTAGCCACGCTTGGCGGCAGACGGCCGGTCTGGGTGCAGGGGCTTGTGTTCATCGCAGTACGCACCCTCGGTCAGTCTCGGACAGCCGGGATGCTTACATGGTTTCAGTGCTTTCTTCGGCATTACCGGCATCTCCTTTTGGCATAACAAAAGCCGCTGCGGCTACCCACAACGGCTCTGTACATATTCTTCTATGATACATTATAGCACTTATTACCCGTGCTTTCAAGTGAATGAAACTGCATCGGACTGCAAACTTTTCAGGGCTTTGTTGTGGAGATAATATGCTTTCCGCTTGCTGATAAACATCTCGGCGGCGATGGTGTCCAACGACTTGAACTCCAGATAACGCTTGGTCAGAAGGTTACGGTCGTCGGCGTCGTCAACCGCCTTGATGCGGTGTTCCATGTCAGCAATCAGGGCATCGTACTCCTGCTGTGTATCCTTGATGTCCTGTTCCAGTGCCATGATTTTGAAAACCGTACCCTCCATTTTGCTGTGGTCGGGGGATACCGTCCTCGGCATATTGCTGATACCGCTGCCGTTCATGCCCTCTGCCTGCTGATGCAGCAGGTAAATTTCATGTTTTTTTCGCTGAATGCGTCTACGCAGGCATTCGACTTTTTTCAGATATTCCTTCATGCTTTTCCCCTCGCTTTCACGGCACGTATCATTGCAGCCTGTGTCTTGTCTTTCATTTTCAGAACCTTCATGATATCCTCGTCAATCGTTCCCGCCGAAACAAGATGATGTATGACAACCGTTCTGGACTGCTGTCCCTGTCGCCAGAGACGGGCGTTTGTCTGCTGGTACAACTCCAGCGACCACGGCATCGTGTACCAGATGATGGTGCTGCCTCCGGACTGAAGGTTCAGACCGTGACCTGCGGAAGAAGGCTGAATCAGTGCGACCGGGATTTTGCCCTTGTTCCAGTCGGCAATGTCGGCATCGGTCTTGATTTCCCGGCAGTCGAACCGCTGCATGATGGTATCCCGTTCATGCTTGTACCAGTAAGCAATCAGGGCAGGCTTGCCGTTCTGTGCTTCCAGCAGGTCTTCCAGTGCGTCCAGCTTGTGAGAATGTATCCGCATCACGCTGCTGCCGTCAGTATAAACTGCACCGCTGGCAAGCTGCGTCAGCTTTCCGCACAGGACACCTGCATTTGCCGCCGTTATGGAATCGCCACCAAAGTCCAGACACATATCCTGCTCCATGTCCTTGTAGATTGTCGCTGTCGCTTCATCAAGCGTTACGGTATCGGCAGTCATCACCAGCTCCGGCATCTGCAGATGGTCAGTGGTTTTCATGGAAATGCTGATGTCGGCAATCTTTGCATAGATTTCCTTTTCCGCACCCTTGCGGGGAGAATAGGTGAAACCGTTCCAGTTCGGGGTGAAGTAGGCATCGCGGTACTGCCCGATTCGCTTGCCCAGCCGGACACCTTTGTCTAGCAGGCGGAACTGTGCCCACAAATCCATCAGACCGTTGCTGCAGGGCGTACCCGTCAGACCGACGATACGCTTCACGAAAGGACGTACCTTCCGCAAAGCCTTGAAGCGTTTTGACTGATGATTCTTGAAATTGGAAAGCTCATCAATGACCACCATATCGAAGTCAAACGGCATCCCGCTGCTTTCGATGAGCCACTGCACATTCTCACGGTTGATGATATACAGGTCCGCTTTCCGCCGGAGAGCCGCAAGCCGCTGTTCCCGGCTGCCGAGAACCAGACTGTAGGTCATGCCTTTTAGATGGTCCCACTTTTCAATTTCCGCCGCCCAGCTATTTCGGCATACACGAATCGGTGCAATAATCAGCACCTTGTGTACCTCGAAACGGTCGAACATCATATCGTTCAGTGCCGTCAGGGTGATGCTCGTCTTGCCGAGTCCGCATTCCAGTAATACAGCCGCCTGCGGATGTGTTTCGATGAAGTCCACGGCGAACTTCTGGTAGTCATGGGGTTTGTATTGCATCAATGATTCCTCCTATCTGCTCCGGACTGTCCAGCACAAAGGCTTTAAAGCCCAGCCGCCGAAGTGTTCTGATACGTAGGCACTGCAGCGGACGAGGTGTTTCGCCGGGAGCCTTGACCTCCACGAAGCCGATTCTGCCGGACGGCATCAATACGATGCGGTCCGGTACACCCGACGTTCCGGGAGAGGTGAACCAATGTCATTAACTTAACATCTAGCCAAGCGAGCTAAAATCTGCTAAAATAAAGAAGGGTGAAGATAATGAAAGCA